GACGAGGCTCTACACGCAACAGGAGACCAATGGAAAAGTTAAAACCACTTAGTGGCACTTTCGCCACTGGCCTAGAGGTTGACAACCTCCCTTGTACGTTCGTCACGTATAAGGCTGGGATAACTCGAGAAACCTTCTATTCCTGCACTTCGTGCGGGTTAGAAGGGGCTTCTCCTATTGAGATACTTGCCTTGTGTAAAAGCAAAGCCTGCACTCAGTTGGAGTTGCCTCTCGAGCTGTCTGCGTGTGACCCATGTCCTGGGTCAGGAATTTCACCTCGTCAGACGCGCCGTTCGGCGCTGTTGAAGAAGCTGAAATGGCTTTAACGCCACTCAACCGTACTAAGATATCTAAGTTTTATGCGACGAGCGGAAACTCTGTATCGTACTCGTGTAGTGTGAGTCCGATACATAACGTTTCTGTTCTATCGTATAACGCCGTCGATATCGCGGCAGGATGGAGAAATTCGTCCTGGCGTACTATGGTTCGACACGGTGTTCAAGCCGGTACCCCTTATACAAGGGAAATTACCGGCGTAGAGTCCAACACCATGCTGGATATCTCATACTCGCAATTTGCGAATTTCGGCATCTGCACAGACGATCCTAGGCATACTGCCCAGCTTCGTACTGACAGATACTTTAATTCAATGTTGTCGAGTCTTGATATCCCGGCACATGGACCGAGCCAGCTCAGTAGAGCTGATAACCAGGCAGTTGCCCGACTTAGAGGTGAGATCCTTGCGGAGTACGAGCATTTAAATTCGCTCATTACTCTTGGGGAACTCGGCTCTACTGTTAGACAACTGACTAGGCCATACGAGAAGATGCGCTCCTTAGTTCTGTCTCACTTGGACGGGTTACATCGTAAGCTGAGTAAAATCAGCCCACGGATGAAACCTCGCCCTAAGAAGATAGCTATTAGGGAGGCGTTGTCTTCTTCTTGGCTTGAAACTACCCTAGGCGTCTTACCGACGATTTCGGATACTCGGTCAATCGCTGAGGCTTTAGCCCACCATGTTTCTGGAGCTGACCTTCGACGGAAGTCTGTCAAAGGATATGGTGAGGTGGTTTCCTCAAGTCTGACTGCACCTGCATATGGATCACTAGGGGGCCATGCCCGCTATTGGTCCAACACGCAGACTACAACGACTGATAAAGTCGTTTATCGTGCGGGGCTTGAAGTGAAAAGTTCCGCGGATTCAAATCCTGCTAGCAGCCTGTTGAAACTTACTGGCTTTCAACCATTAAATTTCATTCCGACTGTTTGGGAGGTGATTCCGTTTTCATGGGTGGTTGACTATTTCGTCACGATTGGCCAATGTCTTAACCTTAATGTGGTTAATACTGGATCGGTCCGATGGATAGTCAAATCAACCGTGAGGGAAACTAAGCGGGTCAAGAATTCAATCCCTGATTCTGCTTATATTCCTAAGACACTCGGCAGTCAATTCGCTGGGCAGTCTGGGACACCTGGAAAATGTGTCACATTCCGAAGAAACGCTGCACGTGAGATATTAGCGTCACCAGTGGTGCCGCTTTTAACTCCACGGATTAAAACACTCTCAGAAATCAACCCACTTCAGATTGCCAATCTAACGGCACTCATTAGTGTGAAGACCAAGAAAGTGAGCAGCCTCCTTAAATCCCTAAGGACTTAGTCCTTTAAACGAAGGAATACCAGTGGCATTTGCCCCTACCACAGTAACCGGCTCGGCCGTTACTGGTCTTACGTCTCCGACTTACACGTTTACGGCGGATGTTGCACCCACCGCGAACGGTAAACAGTTTGCTGTAACCACCCTCGGTGGTACTCAGACTGGCGTTCGGACGCATAGCATTTCCTCACCCTTCTCCGCTACTTGGTACCGCGATCCCGCTCCTAAGCAAATTGGTGCGGTCGATTCTAACGGTATCCTTCGGTCTGTACCGAATAATAAGTACAGACTGATTATGCGGGTTGGGTTCCTTCCGTTGGCTGGGCAGCAATACCGCACCGGCGTCATCAGGGTCGAATTTGATGTCCCTGCTGGCGCTGAGGTGGCTGATCCTGCTCAGCTTAAGGCGGCGTTTTCGTCGCTTGGGGGGCTCCTGAACCAACACGCGAATGACCATTTCAACTCGGTCTCTACTGGCATTAGCTAGTAGTCTCGCGTTTTAGTTCGAAGTCCCCTTACGGGAGTTTTCGATGAACTTAAAATCTCGAAAGAGGATCTATGTTGTCATATGACGCAATAGAGGCGGCTTTACTTTTCGAATTGGACGTTAGTCCGGACATCCCCATCACTGGGGACTTAAGTCCGGTTACTGTTGCCAAAGTTGCTTTAGCCAAGTCTTTCCTTAAGAAAAGGGAGGATTGGCCTGCAGCTATGGAACAGACTCAAATCCAATCCGCGCTCGATCTTTGGTTAGAAAATAACCAAGCTTGCGCAGATTGGAAATGGGTACCAGATCATGTCATGGACGATGTATTCGTCGGGGAACTCAAAAAGTTTCTTGCCGATCTACTCGATCCGCAGCATGAACTGGATTCCTGCTTTAGCTTAACTCATATTCGCGAGTTTTGCGAGCCGGGTCCAGGTGCTGCAAGGCTTACCAACTCTGACAACTTCTTTACGAAGATGTTTGAGTCAAAAGCCTCAGCCACGTCTGAGTGGGTTCACACCCTTTATCGATCAGCCATCTCCGATACCCCCTGGGCCGAAGCCGAATATATACGGCATCAGCGGTATGGATTGGGGATAGTTCAAGGAAGCCAATGGTTTAGTGTTCCAAAACAGAAGGAGATTCAGCGAGCTTGCGCGACGGAGCCTTCAATTAATATGTTGCTACAGAAGGCTCTTGGAACCTGGGTTATGTCACGGTTGACACACCTAACCGGTGTATCGTTAGTGACGCAACCAGATTATAACAGGCTCCTAGCACTTAAAGGGTCTCAAACCGGCCAATATGGCACGGTTGATCTTAAGAGTGCGTCGGATCGCATTAGCCTAGCCATGGTCGAACAGTTCTTCCCACCGAACTTTGTTAAGTGGGTTAAAGCTTTTCGATCACCTTCCTGCCGTCTACCAGATGGCTCCGAAGAGGATTTGGCTATGTGTAGTTCAATGGGGAATGGTTTTACCTTTCCCTTGCAAACTGCACTGTTCGTTGGAGTTGTGGCAACGTGTTATAAATTGATGGGATTTGCCTTTAGGCGTCTCACCAAGGACACAGCTAGCCATACTTGGGCAGTTTTCGGTGATGATATTATCGTTCGCCGCGAGGCGTTCGAGTATCTTTGCCGTCAACTGAATAAGTTAGGTCACACTGTGAACGACTCCAAGTCGTTTAATAACGGGCCATTTCGAGAGTCCTGCGGCTGTGACTATTTCCTCGGATATAATGTCCGAGGAGTGTATATCAGGCGTTTGGATTCTGCTCCAGCTGTATATTCCGCCATTAACAGGCTTGCTAGATGGTCCGCAAGTCATGGGGTTATACTAACCTCTGTTCTGAAACTGCTTCTGGAACAGGTGAAATTTTTACCAGTTCCATTTAATGAAGCAGACACAGCAGGGATTAAGGTTCCCTATGACGAAGGGTACATCAAGCTCTTTAGACAAGAGCGCAAGACTGAGCAGATCGCCAGAGACTGGCAGGCAGTCCCTTACCGGGCCTGTACTTCCAGATCCAAGCGAACAATCGTTGCTTGCTGCGGTGATGAATCGCAACAAGTTACCAACCCTGGGAAGGGTGGGCAAGATTGTTACGGTCCTGCTGGCAATCAAGCTGGCTGGCTCGTTACTGCTCTTGGTGGATACTTTGGTTCACCTCCTTATACTGTGGATTCTAAGGTCACAGGCTGGACCCTAGGTGATTGGCCTTGGCCGCGGTCCCCTAATAAGGGAACGTGGCGTCAGCCAGTTATCGGGATTAAGCCGAAGGACTCCCGCGATATAAGGTGGAAAGTGAAGCAGAGGGTCACATCCGCTTGGGATGTGATACCGCGTCTTCCCGGTCCTTCAATCGGCGAGGATCGAGGCGAAGCTTGGTACGCTATCGCCGTTAACTTCGAATTCTTGAAGTTAATCCCCC